ATAGTACGATCTCTATCAGTATAATTTAAGTGGTGCGTCATTCTAATTAGAATGCTCATAGCAGCTAAAATCATTTGACTAGACATCTTTTGATCATATTTGCCGTAATCTCCACCTATAAGTCTACTTTTATCATAAGTAGTTATATACCTATCCATCTCTTCCCATTCCCGAGAATGTGAATTTATGCCAACTGCACACTCAAATAAGAGGGTGCAATTGTATTATTCTCACCAATGGTAGGAAGTATTGTCTAATAAGGAAAGTGAGGGCTATGGGGGTACCATAAAATATCCTACATTTTCGCTTAGCAACTACTTCATCCTTCTTACACGCCTTGGCCACGGTGCATGCTCTGTAGCCTCTCTCATACATAGCACGCACTCTATTGACCTCATCCATAATTTCATCTGTGAACACTCTATTTTCCTCCGCATCAGGATTTTCCAAATAGTACTTCTTAGGACCATTTAGTGGAAAACCTATAGCTGTGGAAAAATTCATTGAGTCCACAAATCTTTTTCCTTGTATTCCATTCACTGTTTCCAGCACATTTAGTGGTCTGGTATCCTTTACATAATCCCTATCTAAAATGTCTGGCACCACACTATAATAGTCATTGATTGCTAGGTCCAAAAGTTTATTCGGGAATTCACTCGCAACATGACCCATGCTAACCAGTGCTTTCTCGTAACCAAAGTAGCTGGGAGACATCACTGGAGGCATCCACTTATTCGGAACATCTGTTATGTCCGTAACGGTTTCACTGATAAGTGACACGACAACTTGTGATTTGTCTGTTGATCTCATGTTACACACTCCGAGCACGGAAATGTGGGACTCATCATCCAAGCGGCGCACCACGCTTAAACTGTGTGGTTGTTTCGCAATTAGAACTTGTTTATCAAATGACCTAACTGGCATTTCTTCCAAAGAGCCTGTTATCAAAACATTTTTAACACATTCTAAATTGCTTAAAGCAATGCTCATGTCTTCTTGTGTAAAGAGTGCACAGGCTCCAAGGTGTTTAGCTGAGACAC